ACCATATTGTGCCATCTGCTGTGGTTGTTGATGGAGGTGTTGCGCCGGTTGTTAAACCAGCCGCTAGCAATGAAACTGCTTTCCAGTTACTTGCTACACCAAATGTGTATGTTGCTTCTCCTGACGGTGCTGAATATAAGTTTGCAGTTGTCCCGGCTGTAAACATCAGAGACAACGGAGTTAATGTCACGTTGGCAAAACGAATTTCACCGCCCAATTTATGGTTGATTAACAGTTGATTGCTTGCATTAACACTGGATGTAATATTTACAAACCCAGCCGCATTGATTAAACCAGAAATAGTGGTTGCATCAGCACTGGTACCGGTACCAGTAAATGTAATTGTTTTGGCACTGCTCAAACTAGCACTGCCTTGTAGACTTTCTGCCATTTGGAAAGCATAAGTTGAACTGTTAGTAAATGTAGTAGTTGTACTTGTACTTGTAGTTCCAACAATTTTACTTGTAATTGTAGTAGCACCTGTATTAGCACGAGTATATAAATTAAAAGTAGCTAATGCTGGAGTACCTCGAGCAGAAGGTGTTCCGGATCCTGTATTTGCATCAGTTTCAAAGAATGTATTTTCTGCATCATTAAATTTAACGTATGCTGTGCCTGCCGCAAGATTTAAACCAGCGCCTGCTGTATCTAGGCTATACAATGCTGTTTGAGCGTTGGCATAAACTGGTGCATCGACTGATGCAAAAGAATTTGTAGTTGTACTGTATTTGTAAACTGTAAAACTTGCACCTAAATTAGCATCTGTAGTTTTAATCCATACAGATCCTGTTGGACGAGGATATGTATCTCCAGACTTGAATGTTGGAACACTGGTATGTGCGCTGATTGCTAATGCAGGAGCATAAAAGTCGCCTGCTGTAATTCCCAAACTGGTCAGAGGAGTTCCGCTGGTATTTGCCAGCGTAATCTTGTTTACAGTTCCATCAGCATAGATTATCAATTGACCATCTGTGCCTGTTCCAGCAGTAACGCCTGGAATCAGTGTGGCAATATTACTGACTACTCCAGCAACACTGGTTGCACCTGTGATGATCAGAGATACTTCAGTTTCTGAGCCAGCTAATGATCCAGTAGCTGTTGTTAATGTAATCGGAACGCCGCCGTTTGTTGTACTAACACTGAACAAATTGCCAGTCACTTGGATAACATAATATGTAGTTGCGGCTGAAATACCACCAAATGTTGTGCCAGTGAATACAATAGTATTACCTGGGCTAAGTTTACTACTTGCACCTGTTGCTGTGATCGCACCAGTTGAACCGTCAAGTTTTGTAACTTTGGCAGTTGTGCTTAAAGTTGTACCAGTAATTGTAACGGCTGTGCCGCCTTTAGTTAAACTTACGTTAAAACCGGTGCCTGACAAGTTACTTGCTAGCACATAATAACGTGTAGCGGTTGAAATACCGTTTGCACCAGCCGCAAATTCAACAATGTCGCCTGCCGCTAGTGTGTTAGATGCTGTAACAATGTTATTAAGTACAACTGTACCGGTAACAGTGATCACTGTTTGTGCTGTTGTAGCTGTGGCTGTAATTGCTGTGGTTTGTGTTGGACTAGCAACAATACTAAATGCATCGCTGGCATTTAAAGTAGGAGTACCTGAACCCTGAACAGTTGGCCAAGATTTAGTCCATGCATTACTACCAACTTGTACCCATGTACCTTGATAGTTTTTAAAGAACAATTTGTATGGTGTTGCTGTTACAACTAGTGCATAACTGCCGATTGAACCAATGCTTGCTAATGGATCGCCACTACTTGTGCCGCCAACTTGTTGTGTTGTGCTACTAATAATTGTTGGAGCTTTGTTTGTAAATGTCTGGGCGCCTACGCTGGTTGCTGATAGTGCAGAACCGTTCCATTCAAATATACCAAATACTGAATCTGCTGTGTCAAACCACCAAGCACCGTTAACAGGAGCACCTGCTGGAGCTGTAGTAGTTGGAGCCAATGCGCCTAAATCAACATCAGCACGTACTACGTATGCGCGACTGCTAACACCAAGGTAGCTATATGCCGCTTGGAGTCCATATTCGTTGCGTTCACCTGCGTGAACTGGGTTATTGCTAGCATCTGTTTCGAACATTGGTGTACCAAAAGTACTGCCTAAGTCCATTTGACTTGTCATCAAATAAACTTTGCCTGCATTTGCTTTTAGTGTTCCTAGTGCTGTGCCTGTGCCAGCGCCATTTGCTTTATCTTGTTCGGTTGCTACGATAATTAAAGGTGTTGTACCTGGGGCGGCAGGTGTATAGAAGCTTTCGTCTATTACTGTAACCGCTACGCCTGGGCTGTTCAATTGTGCCATTGTTTAACTCTCCGGTGAATACAAGTTCAATTGTATTTATAGATAAATTACAAATCTGAGCTAGTATAGCACCTGAAAAAGGCACAAAAAAGGCTTAAATATAAAATGCGACCATTATGTAGATGCGGAAGAGCTCCAGTAGCCATCAATTATTACAAAGAAGGGCAACCATACTATCGACGAGTATGCGGTGCTTGCTTACGTGGTGTAAAAATAGCCCGTTGGCAACATGCTGGCTATAAATTAAAAAATACTTGTGATAAATGCGGTTTTAAAAGTCTGCATAAAGAAGTATTTGCTGTTTTTCATGTGGACGGTAACTTAAACAATTGCCGGCATACTAATCTTAAGACAGTGTGTGCTAATTGTCAGAGAGTGCTACATAAGGAAGGGATTCAATGGAAGCAAGGGGATCTTGTACCAGATCTTTGACCTTAGACATAAGCTCGTCAATAGTTCCATCATTAGTTAAAACAGCATCAAATTTAGTGCCAACCCAGGCTGTTTCGCTAGCATGTATTTTTAATTGTTTCATACGGTTTGAAGCAAGAGCCCAATTCATACAGCGGTCGCCTGCATTCATATCCGCGGCATCTCGATACCACTCGGGTTCTGCGCCACGTTTTACACGGATAACAATGCCACCTGCTTCTTTAATTGATTTAATTTCGTTAGGAAAACGACAATCGCTGATAACAATGTCGTCAGTGCTGTTGCGTAGTTTGTTTTCCAAGCTGGCAATCCAGATATCATCGTGAAATGCTCGACGACACACTTCAGTGCCCCAATATTGTAATACCCAACGTGGAGTAAGATTAGGCATGTTTAAGCGTTCACTCCACCAAGGATCTACTTGTTCTCGCCATTCACGGGCTTGTTTTGTGCGACCTTCTAGCATGGTTCTGTCCCAACCAAACACGTATGCCACTGCATCTTTCAAACTGTTGGCAAAACTTTCTCGTCTAAAACCGTGACAGTTAGTCAAATAATCGGCAATAGTATCTTTGCCAGAACCAATAAAACCACACACGCCTATAATCATAGAGCCCCCTAAAGTAACTCTAGTATATAACAGTTTTATTACAGAGTCAAGAGATTTTTAGCCAATAATAAACGTCATTGGGGTTCCGCCGGGAATCAAATCACCAATATCTTTTTCTAATTGAGTGATTTCCGTTGTGCCTTCTGTTTTAAGAGTGGCTCCATTCATCTGAATCCCACTACTAGGACCTGCAATACTAGCAAATTTACTGCGGGCTTCACCTAACATTAGTTTACAGGTAGCTAATGTATAATCGTATAACCATTGTTTGGCATAGATATCTTGTAACAAGACAAAATCGGGGCGATAGTTTTGTGTTTTTAATAAAATTTGTTCGCCTGTAGCAAATGGACGTTGTAGTATAGTCAACATGTGTTTAGTTGGGTTCCAGTTGAACTCAACAAAACTACCGAACATGCGACCGATCAACTTTTGATAGCCTGCATATAGTTCGTACGTAGCAATTCCGCCCATTTGACTGCCGTTCATTAGATATGTGTTTGTGTAGGCCAGATTAAATGGCTCAAATAAACTTCCGCCTGCGCCCATACCAGTACGGCTACCAATACTTCTACGAAAGGCACTTTGCACTAGTATAACTTCATCGGGTAATCTATATTCATTTTGATCTACAGTTAACTCTATAAACAAATAACTTTCTTCCACAGCGTTGCTACTGCGTTGACGTAATTTAGTTATAGCACGGTTCAGTGCTGTTTCATAATGTTTAGGATCTAGTTCAACCTCGATCATGCCGTCACCTAGCATATCTCGCACGTAATCGAACACTTTATTTCGCTCTAATAAGCTGGTACTAGCAGATGTATCTGACATAATTGGATTCTCCACTCATATTTATCTTACGATAAATATCATATGCCAAGATTATCCTTATATAAACCCGAACGTGGGCAAGATTATAAATTCATTGACCGTCAGATTTCTGAAATGTTTCAGGTCGGCGGTACGGACGTATACTTGCACAAGTACATAGGTACACAAACTACTGATTCTAACGGTAATGTGACCACCAAAGATCACACACAAATCCAAGATTTAGTATTGTTAGAAAATCGTGATAGAAAATACGATTCTAGCGTGTATAAACTCCGAGGAATTTACAATGTACAAAACGTTGATTTTAATTTGAGTCAATTTGGCTTGTTTATTGACAACGATACCTTGTACATGACTGTACACATTAACGATTTTATCAAATACATTGGACGTAAACCTATGAGCGGCGATGTTGTCGAACTGCCGCACTTGCGTGACGAGTTTGCGTTCAATGACTACGATGTGAGTCTGCCGCGTTACTATGTTATCGAAGATGTAGGTCGTGCCAGCGAAGGTTTTAGTGCTACATGGTATCCACACTTGTATAGATTAAAAATCAAAAAGATAATGGACAGCCAACAATACGCAGATATTTTTGCACAACCAATTAGCGAAGGCAGTTCGACAACATTACAAGATCTGTTGAGTACTCGTGCCAAAGATTTAATAGTGAATCAAGGAATATTAGATGAGGCCGAAGCCAATGCGCCGACGAGCGGTTATGAAACTAGACAATTCTTTACCCTTGCCGTTGATCCTCTGACAGGACGTAGTATTATAAATCAAACTGCGGATATTACCAATGAAGATGGAAGCATCGACACAGTAACCGCTGATGCTATTGCGGCTACTCCTATACGGCCTGGCTATACTGGATATTTGTTAGGCGACGGTGTGCCAACCAACGGTACAACATTTGGATCAGGTATACAATTTCCAGCCACAGCATATCAAGATGATTTTTATTTAAGGACAGATTTTATGCCCAATAGATTGTTCCGATTTGATGGCGCACGATGGATTAAAGTGGAAGATGCTGTGCGTCAGACCATGACCAATACTGACACACGCAACACATTGAAAACCAGTTTCATTAATAATACCAATACCACTACAGTTGGTGGCGAAACATTCCCAGAACGTTCAAGTCTCAGTGAGGCGCTTAAACCCAAGGCGGATCTATAATGCAGTTTTTTTATGACAAACAAATACGTAGATATCTAGTTCAGATAATTCGCGTATTCAGTAATTTCACAGTAAAATATGGTGATAACACACTGCATCAAATTCCAGTAATGTACGGTGACCCTGATAGACAAGCCGCAACTGTGCTAAGACAAAACAGTGAGAATGTTGTGCAGGCCGTTCCGCGTATTGCTGTACATATTACTGGTCTGCAATTGGATCGTACCAGATTAGGTGATCCTAGTTATGTGGGTAAAATGCATTTTAGAGAACGTGACGTGAACGGCACAGCTTACACTAGTGGTCAAGGAAAAAATTATACCGTTGAGAGACTGATGCCAACTCCATTTAAATTAACAGTCAAAGTTGATATATGGGCCAGTAGTACTGAACAAAAATTACAAATCATGGAACAGATACTGGTACTATTTAATCCCAGTTTAGAATTACAGACCACAGACAACTATATTGACTGGACCAGTTTAAGTGTATTAGATTTAACCGATCTAGCATGGTCAAGTCGCAGTGTTCCGGTTGGCAACGATAGTCCGATCGATATTGCAACCTTAACATTAGAAAGCCCTATCTGGATCAGTCCTCCTGTTAAGGTTAAGAAACTTGGCGTTATTACAAATATTATTACCAGCATTTATGATGGCGTCGGTACCGAAAATTACGGTTACATTGACGGATTAGGAGTAGACAATAGTGGTAATGGGCCAAGTTTAGGTTCAATACTAAGCACACAATCAACAACTATTGCTGGAGGTTTTGGTATACTAGCCATTAACGGCCAAGTACAACTACTAAACCCCGGCGAAAACTCGACTGCTGATAACGATTCATTAGACATTCCGTCTAAACAAGGAACACCTGTTGATTGGTTAGCATTATTAGATCAATATCCAGGAAAATATATTGCTGGGGCTGGGCACATATATCTAATACAACCAACAGGATACGAAGTTTCAGGAACATTTACAGTTAATTCACTAGATTCAACTTTGTTATCTGTTACATGGAACACCGACACGTATCCTAGTAATACAACTATCACCAGTTCATATCGTGCTAGTCCTGGAACGTTTGATGCAATTATTAATCCATTGACATTTAATCCTATAGATAATACACCAGTAGCTGGTAGAAGATACTTGTTAATAGACGATATTGGTGATGCACAAACAAACACCGATACAAATAATTCTGTAGCATGGGGCACCTTAATTGCTAAAGCAAACGATATAATAGAATATAATGGAACTGCATGGACTGTTGTATTTTCCGCGGCTCAGAACGAAGACAATCTCATCTATCAAACGAATATATACACTGGAGTTCAATACAAATGGAACGGAGTTTCATGGGTTAAGAGCTTTGAAGGTGAATATAGGGCAGGTGCATGGAGACTAGTACTGTAAGAGATCGTATTGTTTGTAGTGGCGCATTAATTTACGCTAGAAATACTCACAGATTTTTACTATTACAAAAAGCCACAGGCAAACATGCTGGTACTTGGGGGCTTGTAGGAGGCACCACTATCGAAGGTGAAAATCCGTGGCAGGGTTTACAGCGTGAAATTACCGAAGAAATTGGTGCAATACCCGATATTAAAAAAACACTTCCGTTAGAAACATTTGTCAGCAATGACTTTGTATTCCATTTTCACACGTATCTATGTGTGGTTGAAAATGAGTTTGTTCCTGTATTAAGTTCTGAACATAACGGCTGGGC